GCTCTCTCGCCGAACGACGCTTTGCCGTTGATCAGCTGTGAAAGGTAGCTCTTCTCTTTCTCCGGCAGGGTTCTGCTGGAAAACCATGCCGCTAGGCGCTTACGCCTGATTTCTTTTGTGTCCATGGAGTCATTTTGATTAGTAATTTCTAAACAAGCAAAAACTTGACATTAATGTTTAGTGGTTTATAAACTTACAACTCAACACACAGGAGCAATTATGCAACTCAATGACTTTTTAAAAGCTGGTGGGCCAAAGATCCGCAAGGCGCTGGAGCAACACCTTGGGATATCGAAATCTTACCTCTCCCAACTTGCAACGGGGCGGGCTGCTATTTCGCCGAGTCGATGCATCGTTATCGAAACCTTTACCGATGGAATGGTTTCTCGTTCTGAAATGCGGCCAAGCGATTGGGCTGACATTTGGCCTGATTACAAGCCAATAAATAACACAACAGCTCAGGAGGATACTGACTGATGGAAATCAAAAAACTGGCAGGTGAGCTGGAGTCCTGGGCGCAGGAAAAGGGCTGGAAGACAGTCACGCAGCTGATAACCCCGCATCACTTTGGCGGTCTGCTTCAGCCATTGGATGACGTTTCGGATCCGGACGAGTACGCGCGCCGGTTGCACAACAACAAGCAAATTATTCAGCGTGCGTTCCGCAACGATACACCTAACTACCTCAAACAGGCTGAAGCGCTGAGCTATGCCATCCGTACCGCCATTGATAACGAACTGGCGCAGAAGGACTGCATGCACTACCGGGCGGCCAGGGTTAACAAAGAGTGTATCGAAGCCACCAATGCGGTGTTCACCGGCAAACCGCAACCGGTAATCCGCCGCGAGACTCTGGAAGCTATCGACGCGCTGGCGCAGATGGTCGGCGTCAAAGTGAAGCTGGTTTCAACTTGTTCAAACGTAGCCTAGTTCAGCTGTATCGAGGTGTTCTATGAGCATGGAAATGATGGTTCAGGCGATGAAGGTCAAGGTAGGAAACCCGCTTCGTAAGCTGGTCCTGCTTAAGCTGGCCGATAACGCAAGTGACCAGGGCGAATGCTGGCCGAGCTATCAGCATATCGCTGATCAGTGTGAGATCAGCCGTCGTTCCGTCATGAATCATGTTGCCGCGCTTTGCGAGTCTGGACTGATGCGAAAAGAGACCAGATCGGGGCCGAAAGGCAATGGCAGCAATTTCTACCGACTAACCCTGAGCGGTGCAAATACCAGTGCGAGGGTAGTGCAGGAGATTCACCAGGATGGTGAAGCAAATTCACCAGGGGCTGGTGCAGGAAATTCACCAGATGGTGCAGCACATTCACCAGGGGATAGTGAAGGAGATTCACCCAGAATCAGTCACTCTTCTGAACCAGTCAAAGAACCAGAAAATAATTCTCGTCCGGATGCTTCGCAGTCCGACGGGAAGATTTCAAAAACAGAATTTTTAAATCGTCACCCGGAAGCGGTGGTTTGTAGCCCTACGAAACGCCAGTGGGGTAGCCAGGAAGATTTGACCTGTGCGCAATGGATTTGGAAGCGCGTGCTGAAACTCTACGAGGAGGCCGCAACCTTTGACGGCGAGATCGTTCGTCCGAAAGAGCCGAACTGGACGGTCTGGGCGAATGACGTTCGTCTGATGCGCACCCTTGATGGCCGTAGCCACAAGCAAATTTGTGAAATGTTCAAGCGCGTTCAGAGCGATACGTTTTGGGTTCGCCAGGTGAAATGCCCAGCCAAACTCCGCGAAAAATGGGATGACCTGATTATCCGCCTGTCGACACCGGGCACAGGGCATTACCAGGCTGGTGGACGGGATATCAATCAGATCTCCCGTCCAGATAACACCGTTCCGCCAGGATTCAGGGGGTAAGCATGCAAAACGCAGGTTCCATTCTCGATCGCCTTCGCCGCGTAATTCCGCAAGGCGTAGAACCCAAATTCAAAAACGCCGCAGAACTGATGGCCTGGCAGCGTGAGGAAGGGCAGAAACGTGCGGCTGAGGTGGACAAACTCAACCAGCAGGCACGAGCAGAGAAAATTTTCGGGCGATCCGGGATCCAGAACCTGCACCGCAGCTGCAGTTTCGCGAATTACACGGTGAACGGCGATGGACAGCGCCATGCCCTGAGTATGGCAAAGAGTTATGCGCAAAATTTTGGAACCGGCTTTGCGAGCTTCGTTTTCACTGGAAAGCCCGGCACGGGGAAAAACCACCTCTCAGCGGCGATCGGAAATTATCTGCTGAAACAGGGGCGAACGGTTCTGATTGTGACCTTGCCGGACCTGACCCTGCGCGCCAGGGCCTGTTATGACGAAGGGCGCTCTGAAGCCGCGCTGCTGGATGACCTCTGCAAAGTGGATTTGCTGGTGCTCGACGAAGTAGGCATTCAGCGCGACAGCCGCGGCCAGAAAGTTTTGTTGAACCAGATTATCGATCGCCGCCTGGCCGCAATGCGCCCGGTTGGTGTTCTGACCAACCTGAATTACGACGCGCTGGTAGAAACCCTGGGTGAAAGGGTTATTGACCGCCTGCGCATGGATAACGGCATTTGGGTGAACTTTGACTGGGAGAGCTATCGCGGAAACGTTAGCCACCTGAGACCTGTTAAGTAAATTTTGAGGAGAAAATTATGGAATCTGTAATCGACGCACTGAAAGCAATGGGTAAAGCAACCTACCACGATGTAGCAGCCCGCCTGGATATCGAGCCCGTAGAGGCACTGAAAATGCTTCGCGAGCAGAAGGAAGAGGGGTTGTGCGATTTCTTCGATGGGTCATGGTCGGTCGGTACCGCGAAGGAGCATAAGCCGAAGCGTATCAGATCCAAGCAGCCATCGCCGCTGGTGGAGAGGATATTGTCAGCAATGCAGGGGCAGGGAGCTATGAGCGCTAATCAGGTCGCAGAAAAGCTGGGTAAAGGTTCCCGAGCCCTGAATGCATCGCTTGGTGCCATGTGCAAGGACGGCCTGGTCCTGCGCCATGTGGACGGGAAAAACATTACCTGGAGCCTGGCGGGGGAACCGGCAATACAGCCAGAGCAGCAGGAGCCCGCAGCAGCGGAAGCCAAGGCTGCACCAGCTCAGGAGAGCAAAACCCTGGAAGAAATTATTGGGGATATCACTGCTTTCGCCAGCCGTCCGGATGATCTGATTATTCCGTCATCGCGTTATATCTCGACTGAAATCCGCCGCACGAAAGCGAAGCTTGCAAATCTGCAGCGTCTGCAGGGGGCCGTGCGTGAACTGCGACGCCACAAGAATCTGCTAGTAGGTCTGAAAAAGGAGAAATTTGCAAAAATGGCCTGAATGCGAAATGTGAACTTCGGTCAGGTTCCGCTTCCCGGGGGATGTTCAGGGATTTGGCCGAACTACGGTGGCACAACAGGTGCCTAGATCGCCGCGTGTTCCTTTCATTTCCGTACGCCGGCGAAGCTGCATGATCTAAACTGAAAATATTAGTTGTAATACTTTTATCAATGATATGATATAAAAGGAGAAACACGCAAATCGTGATAAAGTTGAATGTTGTACTCCAATCGATTTCATCTGTTTTAGCGACGGCATTGTAAATTTAACTTAAGGAGATGAGTATGAATGCACTCAAAGCTTTTGAATATACTTTAAAACAGGAACTGAAAGTGATTTCTTGGGAAATCACTGAGGAACAACTGATTAATATCGCTAAAGATATCGTATATTCTAAGCAACAATTTACAAGCGAAAAGTTAAGCGAGATTTTATTCAACAACGGTATCACAGAGCTATCACTTATAGGATGTGAAGGCCTTGATTTTAGCAATATGATGGCATTGTTGCAAGCTGCACAAGATGTTGTGGATAAGGATGGCGAATAATGAAAGCTAGGTTGGCTGACTTTAAAAAATCTATAGAAGCTGAGTTCGGTATCACCGAATGGCATCCAACTGAAAGCCAAATTTTCAACATAGCTACTGAAATAACTCAAGGAGATTTAACTAGAGGCGAGATATACAAATCCATAAAGCGTAATTACAGTGGTGTACTATATATTCTAGTGCAAAAAGGAATGGATTTTCAAAGGATGAATAATCTCCTGGAGCTTGCATCTCTTGCCGTGGAAGCAGTTCAGAATGAACAATAATTCCATCAGACAACAACAGGAAGAACTGAAGAAAATTTATGATTCATGTTGCAATCGCTTAGAGGAATTCATAAGTAAGCCAAGAGATGAATATATTATCAGAAATCTTGAAAAAGAAATGGGTATGTTATTCTTCAAACTGGAATGTAGTGCTGCGGAAAGCCATTCATTATTCGATACTAATGATCACGAGATAGGTAAATGGTTTGCTGATACTTGCAAGGATGCTATGCAAGCACTTGTTGCTTATTTGAATGTGATGAAAAAAACCAAAGTCATTTTAGGTTTTTGTCCCTCTGAAAAAGCGCTGGCAAGCATGCAGTCCTTAGTTAAATTATACTTAGATAAGAAACAAGTCGAAGAGTTGAGAAAACTGCTCTCTGACAACTCAATTACTACCTCTGGTTTCGATGAAAAAAGAAAAATGAGAATGACAAAATCAACGGAAAAATTAATATCATTTATATGTAGTTTATTATTTGTTATAGCGATATTTATTGTGGCGCTTTTTATACCAAATCCATCAGGTTTTCAGTATACAATCTTTCGTATTATCCTTGCGCTTTCAGCCGGTGGCTTTGCTGCGTTCTTCAGCGGCTTTTTGACCGTCGATTTTTCTAATAAAATAAAAGCGGGTAGTGGTTTTGGTGTGTTTGTAATTGTTTATATTCTGGCTCCTGCAGCTTTATAACTGGCATAATAATTAATATGCTCCATAAATTTAATAAAACCGCAATGTATAGAGTTATGTTGCGGTCTTTTTATAATAATAACTATTATAAGGAGCATTGATGACGATTGTGAACGTGATTGTCGACGTTAAAAATTATTCAGAACACTAGGTTGAGTTATGTTAATGGACTAAAAAATATGTTATTTCTCTTGGGGGTATTATGCAACATCAATTTGAAAATATCTTAATTACGTTAACTGAGGGTGGGCGAGATCTTCAGCGCGAAGAGTGGGACAATATCTATTTATTTACATTGTTATACTCTTTTGGAGAAAGCAAATGGTCTCATGTTGGAACAAGTATAGCTAAAACTGGAAATGTAGCCGATTGGCTTTTAACTTCAGGTAAAATTGATCAAATTATTGTGAATAAAGTGCACGATTTTTATTTAGGGCGATATTTAGATTCAGGGAAAGTCAATCATTTCTTTAACGAGTTACTTCCCGATACGTACGCCAGGGGAGAAACTAAAACATTTATGATTCAATTGATTGAAAATTCCCAACCTAGTGATAAGCAAAAGTTAAGTCTTTGCTTAAAGGTTATGCATTGTCTTAGGAACAATTTGTTTCATGGTGAAAAATGGAAAAATCATTTCACTGACCAACATGATAATTTTAAGGCTGCAAACGATCTTCTTCAGATGCTGCTTTTCAATACGAAGGGAAGTTTATGGCAGGTTTATTAATCGTTCACTTTGATATCCTCGATAAACCTTTCGTAATGACGTCATCGGAACGTGAAAAACTAATTTTGTTAAGCACGGACATTCATGTTGTTCGGAAGGGCATAGTGCTCAAGTTGTAGTTTGCTGGTAGGTTGATGCAAGAGAATGTTCCTTACCCTAGCCTATTGTAAGGCAAATCTGCCCGTGAAGTCTCGAAAATTCAATGCATTATAAGTTCCTATGCAATTTTCAAAATGACAAACATTAACACTTTGTGCGCTTATGTCATTGATCATTTTCGCTTATGGGTTTACTGTATAAATATCCAGTTTTATTCGAAGGGCGTGTGATTTCTGCCCACGGTAATTCCTTCGTAGATAAGACACTCATCATTTTTTCAATCCGATAATGAACCCGGCACGCAGACGGTAAAGGGGGTCCCTGAGGGGAGCCGATTAGTTAGGGAAATGCCAATGAAATTGAACGAATTTGCCGCCACTCTCACGAAAGATGGAATGATTGTTTTATGCCTATCTGAAGGCAAAATTATCGATTACCTAGTAACCAGCAATGCGTTGCGCACACTAGTACGTAGGAATGGTGACAAACTCTCTGCACAGGTTCTCAGTTCCGATGAGCGGATAATTAACCTGAAAAACCTGCCAAACACACTGAAGGTTCTCAAGCCTTAAGTGTTGATTTATAATAATCAAATGGGCTGAACACCCTCTGATTACTGCGCCAACCTGAGGAATCAAAATGGCGCAGAGCATTACCCAAAGTCACTCACACCGTACGTTCGTGCACGGTGTTTCTGCTTGTGCTGGTGGTCCAGCATGAAGAAAGCAGATAGCCTCCATCTTTCACGTGTGGCCGCACTGGGCTGCATTGTGTGCAGAAATCTGCAGTTGGGCGAAACGCCTGCTGAAATTCACCATATCCGAACCGGGCAGGGCACAAGTCTACGTGCTGACCATCGGAAATCAATTCCCCTTTGTCATACCCACCATCGCAACGGCGGTTATGGTGTGGCCATTCATGCTGGCCGTAAGCAATGGGAGAACAACTTCGGAACTGAGTTGCAGCTGCTGGAGCAGGTCCAGTTAGAGCTGGGAGTGTTATATGCCTAAATACATCATCACCCCAGTTGGAAAACCCCGCATGACACGCCGCGATAAGTGGAAGCTGCGTCCGCCGGTGATGCGCTATCGCATGTTCTGCGATGAAGCCAGGCTGCATGGAATCCAAGTACCGGAGAGCGGTGCCCACATAACTTTCGTTTTGCCGATGCCAAAGAGCTGGAGCAAGAAAAAGCGCGCGGCTATGGACGGCCAGCCCCATCAGCAAAAGCCCGATCTGGACAACTTGAAAAAATCTCTGCTGGACGCCTTGTTTGAGGATGATTCCCACATTTGGGACGCCCGGACATCAAAGGTATGGGGCGAAACCGGAATGATAATTATCGAAAACATTGGAGACAAAAATGCCTGACATGTACGAGGTAATGGATCGTTGGGGAGCCTGGGCTGCTGCTGATAGTAGTGGAGTCGACTGGCAACAAATAGCTGCTGGTTTTAAAGGTTTACTGCCGCATGGCAAGAAGTCACGTCTGCAATGTGATGATGATGAAGGCATAATGATTGATGGTTGCGTAGCTCGCTTGAAGAAGTACAAACCTGAAGAGTATGAACTAGTCATCACTCACTTTGTTATAGGCATTTCTTTACGATCAATCGCAAAGCGGCGCAAATGTTCTGATGGAACAATAAGGAAGGATTTACAGACAGCGTTAGGGTTTATAGAAGGATGTATCTATATGTTAAATTTGAACTAATTTATTTAGCGTACCGAGAAAGAACCTCGGTACGCTAAAATCAGTATCAGCGTTTTGTCACACTGGAAGCATTTGAACTTTGACTACCAACGTTCTGACTTAGACCGACAACTGTATAGTAAATTCCTGGCTGGTTTACAGAACTTGAACTTGCAGTACGCGGCGCTGAACTGCTGGTTGCATAGTTTTTGTAAACCACTCCCTTTGTTAGTGTGTTAGTTATCATATCTTCCCCACCCTTCGCTCATTAGATTGTTCTGGATAACAGGTTGCTGATTGTTATCAATAGTTAGTCTCACCAATCCAGCTGTGCGGTATTGGTAAGAACAGGAATCTTTCGCCTCGACTAAAGCGCGAGGCAAGTCGTAATTTCCAGGAGCACCATTGGCTATGTATGTCGCTGGGTTAAATGGCTCACCTAATTTTAATTCGTCTTTAATATCGTCGTAAATGCTCTTGATCAAAGTGTAAAGAGCCTCATCTGGTTTCTCAATGTTGAGACCTAATTCATTTTCAGCTTCTCTACGACTAATAGTGTAGTCATGGCTCCCAGAATCACTGCAGAGAAAGTTAACGATTCTGCCAATTTTCTCGCTATCGCTAATCTGATAGGACAAAAGCTTAGTTGCAAGCATCTGAATTTGTGCCTTCGAACGGTAAACTTTACCCAAGACAAGTGGATGAACCTTTTCACTCAAGGAAAGCAAGACCTGAGAAAGAGAGTTTGCATCAGAAATTTTAAGTTCATCTGTAGCAAGTGCTAAGTAACCCTTGATGTCTTCAACAGAGACTGGAAGGTTAACGTCCTGTCCATTTGCCTGCACAGAAGGGTTTAACGCGGTAGTGATGCTAGGATCGATAGGGCCCAAAGTAGCTTGCTTCGTCATGATAATCGAGTTAGCACCTAGAGACATGATCGTACCAGAGCTGTGACATTTGGAGGGGATAATCACCTCCAGCTCGTCACAGAATTGACGAATAAGATTTATCAAGCTCCATGCGGTTAGTGTGTCTCCGCCTCGCGTATAGATAAACAAGCTGATCTTTGGCACAACGCCAATTAGGTCTAAGTGATTGACAAAGTAATCGAAAACTTCGCTATGAATCTGCGTTTCCATACCCGGCTTGTCGCCGGTAACGAAGCATATGACTTTCGATTGGCGCATTGCCTCTAACTGAGAGTACAGCTCCCTGCGTTCTGCATACATTATTGTTCTTCTTAATGTCAGTAAAATGCTGTGGATATAAGTTGGTCGATTTTAGAGCTTCAAAAATTGCAAGACAAGTAAAAAAACGCTAATGCGTACGCGAAAAGTGGCGTAATGTGATAAGGATTGGCACAAAGATTGGTGCTTATCGACATGTTATAAGCCAGTAAATCAGAGCATGAAACCATCAATGATGGGGTTTACTGAATGCATTGTAAGGGTATGTTTCTTCTCAGCCCACTAAACTGGTAAATAATCTTCTCTCAAGGCTGCCTTATGGCGGCCTTTTTTATTCCCTCATTCTGAGAGGATCCACAGCAATAAGAGGGGGCTAAATGTCCGCAGAACCCATAACTGCAACGGTAACTGCGGGCGTGGCTGCTGGTACAACCGGAATCACCTTCGCCACGCTTTTTCCAGAGGCTACGCCAGCAGTGATGGTCTGCTCCCTCGCAGGGGCTGCGCTGTATATCCTCAGTTCTGAGGACCACAAAATCTGGAAGCAGATTCTTTTTGCGCTCATTTCGTTCATCGGTGGCATTTACTGTGCCGGTACTGCTTCAGAAATTATCGCCGCCCTTATCAACGCCGGACTGAATCAGCTTAGCCCGCCAGTCACTATTAAGGTATCGCCAGCGATTGGCGCACTGGCGGCTTCAACGGTTTCCGTGACAATTCTGCTACGCATTCTTGCCCGCTCAAAAACAGGCAATCTGCCCGGCGTGAAGGGGGAAGAATGACGTGGCTGCTGCTGAACTTTCCCTGGCTGTTGCTTCACCTTAATGCACTGGCCTGCATCATGATTTCGTTCCGCCTGATGTTTTTCCGTAAGCGCAGTATGCGTCGCCGCAGGTTAATGGAGTTTCTGGCGTATGGGTTGATTCTGGCACCCGCATACACGGCGTTTCGCATCTGGCACGGCGATTATGTGCAGGTCGATTACGGTGAAATCCTCATTAATTTTGTTGTCTGCGTGGCTGTCTGGCGTGCGGGCGGCAATATCGCTCGCATTAAGGGAGAGAGCACAACGTGAACCAAACACAATTTCAAAAGGCGGCAGGTATCAGCGCTGGGCTAGCCGTGCGCTGGTTTCATTACATCGATGCTGCAATGAAGGAATTCGGCATAACCGCACCGCTCGATCAGGCCATGTTTATAGCGCAGATGGGTCACGAGTCCGGAGGTTTTACCCGTGTGGTAGAAAACCTGAACTATGCGGTAGAAAACCTGGTACCTACTTTTGGCAGCCACCGTATCACCCTACAGCAGGCCGCTGCACTCGGCAGGACGGCATCGCAACCGGCAAATCAGAAAGCGATAGCCAATCTGGTTTACGGCGGTGAGTGGGGCAAAAAGAACCTAGGCAACCAGACCGCAGGTGATGGCTGGAAATATCGCGGCCGCGGCCTGAAGCAAATCACCGGGCTTAGCAACTATCGCAGCTGCGGCCAGTCACTCAAACTGGATCTGGTTTCGTATCCTGAACTGCTGGAAGGAGATGAATACGCTGCGCGCTCGGCTGCTTGGTTCTATTTCTCGCACGGCTGCTTGCGGCACTCCGGCGACTTGGAGCGCGTCACGTTGCTTATCAATGGCGGACGTAACGGTCTGGATAAACGCCGCGCGCTGTTTAGCATGGCGAAATCAGTGCTGGTCTGAGGTCACTATGGGGTTTGAAACTTTATTTGGTATTGCTGCAGCAGTCATAGCTGCCATAGCTGGTGCATTCGGCTTGGGCCATATCCGCGGCACCAGCAAAGCTGATGCGAAAGCAGATCAGCAGCGTAGGGAAGATAACGCTGCGGCTACGATTGCAGCAGTCGAACGCCGGATAGAAGCAACGAAAGAGGCAAGCAGTGTACAGCAGACAGTTAATCATATGCCTAGCGACGATGTTGATCGCGAGTTGCGTACAAACTGGACCCGCAAGGGTTGAGATAGTGGATACGGCTTGCGATTGGGTTAAACCCATTTACGGAACGGATCACGATTGGAAAGTGCTGAACAGACAGACGAAGAAAGACATCCTCGTTCACAATCAAGCATGGAAAAAAAACTGCTTTAAGATGTGAGATACGAGTCTCGATCTTTGAAGCAGACCGTTATTTTGCATCAGATATTTTATACTATCTCCTTGAGTGTCAATTACTAAGGGGTTTTGGTATGAAAAGAGGGATAGTTACAAGCCCTTGTGTGTATGGTTTTTATACAGGGCAATCTATCGTTGCGTTAGGTCAGCAATTAACCTGTTCTGATATCAATTATTATTGTCTTTATTGGGACGAAGTGGTTATTTTGGACTCGGCAAATATATCTATGCCAGTACCAAAACAAACAGAGCTTGTCGAAAATGGAATTTTGAAAAGGCCGAAACTTATTGTGGATGGAATGCTTAATATAGCTGATTTCCCAAGGCTATATAGCAATTTTCAAATTGAGACCTTAAATGACTTAAGGAAGAATGAGAAAGCAACAGACTGGTTACTTCATCAATCTGGAACCGAATTCAATTTTGGTGATTATGAAAGAGCAAAAGAACAAATCAGGCTGGAACTTATGAATGCTCTTCCGATACCAAAAGATGATGTTACTGTCTCAGATATCTTAGAATACAAGTATAAGTTTTCGGATGAATTCAATGCTCTCCATTTATATATAGAGGAGTTGTATTTCGATATATTAAAATCCCCAGATCAGGAGTTGACAAAAAGAAAATCTTATTCAAGGCTAACAGATCAAATTAATGATATCGATAAAATATGTAGAGAAAAGTGGCAGATACCAGTACGATTCGATTTGTCGACAAATTTTGAGATTGACGGAGAAAAACTAAGTGAACTGCTTAAAACTGCGATATCAACTTTCACACCTGTAAGTTTATTTGGTGGTGGAACGGCAGGGGCGTTAGGGGCCGTGGCAACGTCTACAGCTCTATCCTTCATAAATATTAAACCTGTGTGGGTAGGCTTTAATACTGGAAAGGAAAACAAACTGGCATATATTTCTCAAGCATCGAAGCATAAAATTGTCTGATTTTTAAAAAGTTGATTTTTTTATATTTGGCGCGGCAATGGCAAGCCGCGCCTTCTTTCTTAACAATGAGTCAATTATCCAATGTTCTAATTGACGAAGTATCATGTTTTCATTAAATGATAAATATGAACTTATAGGAATCGCCATATCAACGTATAACAGATTAGCAATTTAAATTTATGCAATTCAATAATATCTCAAACATTTGCCCGCTTGTTCAGTGGTCATAGTTAATGATGGTGGTTCTAAACCTGCTGCTGTAGTGCCTGGCGTCGTAATGTTGCTTCGCCATGCAACATCGCTGGGTCTTATTGCTCCCAAGGAACATCAGCCAAGCGTTTTATGATGGGTCCTCCCGGCGGGGGGCCCTGCCACGGGGCGGCGCGCTCGCGGGAAACGGCTAGTTTTTCGGATCCAGGGTCATCATCATCATGTGCACAGGTCTTTGATTTAATTAGAGGCCATTTTCGCAAGATGTCGAATCGTTCAAAAAGTGTTCACCATCATGGACCAGGAAATTGCCACTTTAAAACTCAATATAAACCAGCTTGCAGGGATAACCGGCGTACACCGTCAGACGGTTGCCGCGAGGCTGAAAAATGTCGAACCCGCGCCTGGCAGTAACAGCAAATTAAAGCTTTATCTGGTGACTGACATTCTGACAGAACTGATGATCCCTACCGTTTCGGCCAATATCGATGATATGCCCCCCTCTGACAGGCTGTCCCACTGGAAAGCAGAGAACGAGAGGCTGAAGTTCGAACAGGATACGGGGCAGTTAATACCTGCAGATGAAGTGGCGCGAGAATTCTCATTGATGGCGAAAGCCGTCGTCATGGTACTTGAAACCCTTCCGGATGTACTTGAGCGCGACTGTGCATTAACGCCTGCTGCGGTTTCGCGCGTGCAAAGCGTTATCGATGATCTGCGTGACCAGATGGCCGAGAGGGTGCAGGACACTGAAACAGAGGAGGAAGAGCCAGAGGAGGACTGATGGCAAAGCGGGCATCCGCCAGGGGCATCCGCCGCGATGTTTCCGGTATTTTACGTGCCCCGCGTCGTATGCCGGTGGCCGATGCGGTCAGTAATTATATGCGCGTACCTATGGGGGCGGGAAACTCGGTTCCATGGGATCCGGATCTGGCCCCCTATGTTATTGAGCCAATGAACTGCCTGGCATCGCGTGAATATGACGCAGTGGTGTTTGTTGGCCCGGCGCGAACGGGTAAAACAATCGGACTTATT